AACAAATATTACCATATTTTCAACCAGAATATAATGTTACAATTACTCCTGTTGATGGATTTGCTTATAAGCAAGATGTTTCTGTAATACTTGGTGGTGTACAAATAGATGATCAATATGAAGGAGAGTTTACAGAAAGAAGAGTACTTATCTATCAATTAGATTTTACAATGAAGATGAAGTTCTTTGGACCAACAGCCGATCAAGCAATTATACGTGAAGTTAATCTTGACTTCCATGATAAAGATGTTACAACTGCTTTATTTGAGGAAATGGACTTTACTGTTGGCGTAAGCGATGATGCAGATGACTATACAGTTACAACAACAATTACACAGGATGGTACTGAATAATGGACAAGCGAGAAAAAATGACAGCAAGTTTAGAGAAAAATCTACCTACTGTAGAAAAAAATAGACCTCTTAAAATAGATAAAGATATCAAAGATGATTATGAGTTTTCTCGTAAGACATATAAAGACTTAATCTATAGTGGCACAAGATCAATGGATGTATTATCTGAATTAGCAATCGAATCAGAACATCCAAGAGCATTTGAAGTTCTTTCACAAACAATTAAAAATATAAGCGATGTCACAAAGAATCTTATGGATCTGCAAAAACAGAAAAAAGATTTAACAAAAGAAGAACGTGAAGAAGCAAAAACTGTGACGAATAATAATATGTTTGTAGGAAGCACAACTGATCTACAAAGAATGTTATTAAATAAAGATAATGTGATCGATGGCGACGTTAAAGAATAATGAGTTTGGTTACCTAGGTAATCCAAATGTAAAAAGAGACGGAGTCGAAACCTCTTTTTCAAGAGAAGAAATTCAAGAATATCAAAAATGCATGCAAGATCCTGCATATTTTGCTGTGAATTATGTAAAAATTATTTCGCTTGATGAGGGATTAGTACCATTTAATCTTTATCCATATCAAGAAGAAATGTTTAAGCATTTTAAAGATAATAGGTTTTCTATTGTTCTTGCTTGTCGACAAAGTGGTAAATCAATTTCATCGGTTGTATATCTTTTATGGTATGCATGTTTTCATCCTGAAAAAACAATTGCAATATTAGCAAACAAAGGTGCTGTTGCAAGAGAGATGTTAGCAAGAATAACATTGGCTTTAGAAAATTTACCATTCTTTTTACAGCCGGGTTGTAAGGCTTTAAATAAAGGAAGTATTGAATTTAGTAATAATTCTAAAATAATAGCAGCTGCTACAAGTGGTAGTTCTATTCGTGGTTTATCTATTAACTTATTGTTCTTAGATGAGTTTGCATTTGTAGAAAATGATGCACAGTTTTATACCTCAACGTATCCTGTAGTATCTGCTGGTAAAGATACACAGATTGTAATTACATCTACTGCCAATGGTATTGGTAATGTATATCATAAATTATGGGAAGGCGCTGTACAAAAGACAAATGAATTTAAACCTTTTAGAGTAGATTGGTGGGATGTTCCAGGAAGAGATGAAAAGTGGAAACAAGAAACAATAAACAATACTTCAGAATTACAGTTTGAACAAGAGTTTGGTAATACTTTTCATGGAAGAGGTAATACACTTATAGGAGCAAATCATTTATTAGCACAACAGAGTATTGAACCTGAGTTTATAAAAGAGAATGTTTTTATATATCATCAACCAAGAAAAGAGCATGAGTATGTAATGTGTGTAGACGTTTCAAAAGGAAGAAATCAAGACTATAGCACATTTACAATTATTGATGTAACGACTCAACCATTTGAACAGGTTGCAATCTTTAGAGATAATAATATATCTCCAATGTTATTACCAGATATTATATACAAATATGCTAATTTATATAATAAAGCTTATGTTGTTATAGAAAGTAATGATCAAGGTGCAGTTGTTTGTAATGGTTTATATTATGATTTAGAATATGAGAATATGTTTGTAGAATCAAGCATTAAAGCAAATGCTCTTGGTGCTACAATGACAAGAAGAGTAAAACGTATTGGTTGTTCATCAATTAAAGATTTAATTGAACAAGGTAAGCTGAAAATAAATGATGCTCAAACAATTATTGAAATGAGTACTTTTGTAAGTAGAGGAAATAGTTATATGGCTATTGCTCCAAATCATGATGACTTAATGATGAACTTAGTTTTATTTGCATGGTTTACATCAACTGATATTTTTCAAGCATTAACTAATATTGATATGAAAGATATGTTATATAAAGAAAGATTAAAGGCTATTCAAGACGATATGTTACCATTTGGATACGTAGAGAGTGGGAACTACGAAAAGGATAAATATACTAAAGACCCTGATGGAAACATTTGGTTCGAACAAGAGTGGACAGGAAATGCAAAATTTTAACGAATATTTTACAGAAAAATTTGAAGAGCCAATAGAGCAGCAAGATTTGCATGTTGTTGTATTAGGTAAAGGTGGTGAAGAAGGAACCTTTGCTGATTTGGCTGAAAAGGTTTCAAAGAAAAAGAATATAAAATTTGATTTAGTTCATGTTGATGAAGCTTGGATATCTCAAAAAGATGTAGAGATTGGTAAAGTTACAATTCAAAATGCTGATGGTGAAGACAATTCAGTAGAAATAGAAACTCGTAACTCAATGATTTTTGTAAGAGCTGGAGCAATTCAAACATTAGCTGCTCAAGCCATTGTATCATCATTACAAATGATAGGATTCTTTTTGATTAATGATTTAGAAGCAATGCTATCATGTGATAATAAAATGTCAAATGTTATTATGCTTGAAAGAAATAATATCCCAAGTCCAAGATCTTCTATTTTATCAAATAAAAAATCAGTTGAAGATGCTCATCAAAGAATTGGTGGTAAGTTTCCAGTTGTTATAAAAACGTTAACTGGAACTCAAGGTGTAGGTGTATCAATAGTAAATGATATGGCTTCACTGGTTTCTGTTGCTGAATCTCTTTGGAAATTTGATGCACAAATACTAATACAAGAATATTTTAAAATAGATTCAGACGTACGTACGCTCGTGGTGGGTGGTAATATTATAGGAGCCGCTCAAAGAATAAGAAAAAATCAAAATGATTTTAGAAATAATGTTCATTTAGGTGCTGATACAAAACCTTATCAACTCTCTAAAGAAGAAAAAGATATTATTATAAGCGCTGCAAGAAGTAGTGGAGCTTTATATTGTGGTGTTGATCACTGTGTATATAAAGGCAAACCATATATTTTAGAAGTGAATGGTTCACCAGGTATACGTTCGCATTTTTATGCATATGATTTACAGACAAAAGAAGGTATCGGTAAAAAAACTGATGAACAAATGATTAGTGCTGTTATTGATTTCTTTAGTAGTGATTTAAATCGAAGACCTTTAATGAGATCTGAGGCGGGTTATATTGAAACTATTATATTAAAAGGATTAGAAGATGATCCAATACGAGCTAAGTTTGATACGGGAAATAGTGCAATTGCAACAATGCTTCACGTAGATGAATTAGAAGCTGATGGCGATTTTGTCAAATGGTCAAAAAACGGCAAATCATTTAGAAGTGAAGTGATTGATATATCTGAGCCTAAAAGAGGATTAGTTGATTTTGATAAAAGACCGATTATTGAACATGAGCTAAGATTTAATAATAAAACTTACATTGCCGAACTTGGATTAACTACCAAAGATACTGCATCTGAAATGTTAGTTAATCGTAAGCTTATGACACAATTTAAAGTAGCAATTAATCCAAATCGAAGATTTATATTAAGTGAAAGAACTGAACAAAATGATGATAATGATCATTAGTTCATGGAGAACGTTTTATTATAAATAATACTATTGAATATTCGTATTATGAAACATATTAACTAACTCAACATAGAGGACAAAGCGATGGCATTTCAAGTATCACCAGGCGTTCAGGTCAAAGAGATCGACGCTACGAATGTAGTCCCAGCAGTATCAACCAGCATTGGTGGATTTGCAGGCTCGTTCAACTGGGGTCCAGTGGAAGAAGTAATTACAGTCAGTTCTGAAAATGAACTAGCTGCAACCTTCGGCTCACCAGACGACAATACAGCAAAATACTTTTTAGTAGCAGCGTCATTCTTAAAGTATGGAAACGCACTAAAAGTAGTTCGAGTTGCATCAGGTCACGACAACGCGACTTCCGATGGAACAGGACAGCTGATAAAGAATGAAGATGATTATGATAACGCTGGAGCTCTAAGTGTTGGAAATTGGGTAGCAAAATATCCAGGAGTATTAGGTAATAGCTTAAAGGTATCAATGATTTCTGCAGATATAACTGACTTTAGTAGTTGGACATATTCTACAAGCTTTGATGCTGAGCCAACAACATCACAATACGCAATAGATCAAGGTAAAGCTTCTGCTAAAGATGAATTACATATTGCAGTTGTTGATGAAGATGGTGCTATTTCAGGTACACCAGGAACAGTATTAGAAACTTTCGCATTTGTATCACAAGGTTCAGATGCTAAGAAGAGTGATGGTACATCAAACTTTTATAAAGACGTGATTAATACACAGTCTCAATATATTTGGTGGGCAGGTCATGATTCAAGTTTATCTGATGCTGGAGAAACAATTGCAGCCAATACAACATTTACGACTAACACAGCAGCAATTGAAGGTTCACTTTCAGGTGGATCAGACGATAACGCTCCAACAGTTGGAGAAATTGCAACAGGATACGATCTTTTAGAAGATGCAGAAACAGTAGATGTAAATTTATTATTTGCTACTCCAGACGCCAATGGCGCAGAGACAATAGCAGAGGATTTAATTTCTATCGTTAACGCAAGAAAAGATTGTATGGCTTTTGTATCACCTCCAATCGAAGACACAGTAGGTAGTTCAACACCAGCAACAGATGTGAAAGCATTTGCTGATGGTTTAACATCTACTTCTTACGCATCATGCGATTCCACAGCACTATATGTATACGACAAATATAACGATGTATACAGATGGATAGGAGCTGCAGGACATCACGCAGGATTATGTGCTAATACTGATTCAGTAGCAGACGCATGGTTCTCACCAGCAGGTGTAAATAGAGGTCAATTGTTAGGAGTAACAAAACTTGCATTTAATCCTAAGAAAGCAGACAGAGATACTTTATATAAAGCTCGAGTCAACCCAATAGTATCATTACCTGGACAAGGTACATTATTATTTGGTGACAAAACTTTATTAAGTAGACCTTCAGCATTCGATAGAATAAATGTACGTAGACTTTTTATCGCATTAGAAAAAGCGGTTAGCACAGCAGCTAAAGCGCAACTATTCGAATTTAACGACGAATTTACAAGAGCACAGTTCAGAAATTTAGTTGAACCGTTCTTAAGAGACGTCAAAGGTAGACGTGGACTTACAGACTTTTTAGTAGTTTGTGACGAAACTAACAACACTAGCGCAGTGATTGATGGAAATCGATTTGTGGCAGATATCTTTATCAAGCCAAGCAGATCTATTAACTTCATAACACTGAACTTTGTAGCAACCAGATCCGGAGTTGAATTCTCTGAGATCTCAGGTTCATAGGAGGACTAACACATGGCAATTTTAGGCGTAGATGATTTTAAATCTAAACTAGTAGGCGGTGGCGCAAGATCCAACCTTTTTAAGGTAACTATGAACTATCCAAGTTATGCACAAGGTGATGTTGAATTGACATCATTCATGTGTAAAACAGCTCAAATGCCTGCATCAATTATTGCACCTATCCCTGTATTATTCAGAGGTAGAACATTGCAAATAGCTGGTGACAGAACATTTGATCCTTGGACAATCACTGTCATTAATGACACTGGTTTCGAAGTTCGTAACGCTATGGAACGTTGGATGAATGGTATTAATAATAATAACGACAACACAGGGTTATCAAATCCTACAGACTATCAGGCTGACGCAATTGTTGAACAATTGAATAAAGCTGGAGAAGTTACAAAGAGATACGACTTTAGAGGTCTATTTCCAACTAACGTCTCTGAGATAGAAGTCAGTTATGATTCAGAAAATACCATTGAAGAGTTCACAGTTGAATTCCAAGTACAATACTGGGAAAGTAACACTACTTCGTAGGTATATAAATAATATTAGATGAGGGGATGCAAAGTCCCCTCTGATAATATGAGGTAAATTATGGCAGAATTTTTCGGATTCGAAATCAATAGAAAAAGTACAAAAGGTAAAGAATTACCTTCATTTGTACCAAGAACTGATGAGGACGGCACTGGCGTTATACAGGCCGGTGGGCATTTTGGTGCCTACATCGACATGGATGGCGACAAGGCCAAGAATGATAATGATTTAATTATGAAATACAGAGATATCGCTTCACAACCTGAATGTGATGCAGCTGTTGAAGATATTATTAATGAATCAATAGTCGGAGATAATGATGAAGCTCCTATTAATATTGTTTTAGATGAATTAGAAGTTTCAGATAAAATTAAAGAATCAATTAAACATGAGTTCGATAATATCTTATCGCTTTTAAGTTTTAATGCTTATGCTCACGATATCTTTAGAAGATGGTATGTTGATGGTAGATTACCATATCATATCATTATTAATAATGAAAATCCTAAGCAGGGAATAAAAGAATTACGTTATATCGATCCTACCAAATTAAGAAAGGTGAAAGAGGTCGAAGAAACAACTGATCCAAAGACTGGAGCTAAACTTATTAAAAAGGTTGATGAGTTTTTTATGTTCCAAGATAAAACAATGAATGGA